TTAGAGCGTCGTATACTCCCTCTACTTGGTAATCGCGGGGAGGGTACTTACTTACCGAAGTAATATAATCTTTCACACCTTCCTTTGAAATCATCTCATTGACTTCAAAAGGAAGACCATAGAATTTATTGTTTACAAATTCGTAGGTGTACTCTTGGTTTTTGCAAAACTGTATAACTTTGTCCAATAACCCGACGTATATCTCTCCTGTCTGAGTATTGAATAGGCGAATTTTTCCATCCCAGTATTTGTTGCGATACTGAGGCATAAACTTTGCGCCTGGTACATCAAAGGTAAACTGGTCTGCTAATTCGTAGTAGACGTGTGGATCTGCTTTTACCTGAAGATATACTTCATTCTTTTTAGAAATAATCAAATGAGACATAACCCATAAGTATCACCTATGGGTATTTAGTTTGGATGTTTTATGCTTGTTTTAACTTGTTCCAATTAATAATATTTTTTTGATCTTCTGGTGTAAACCTACCATATCCTGGTTTTCCATATTGCCTCATAATAGAATCTCTCACATACTGTGGCATCGGTCCTTTAGGATTGGAGGCAACCAATTCATCATCTCTTTTTCTTTTATTTGGATTTGCCGAACCTGCAGGAAGGTCTGCATCTGGTCCTTTCTTGCCTGGTTTTACTTCAGTTTTTTCTGGTTCTAATTCTTGTCCAAGATTGACAACATCACCTTTCCATCTACCATAACTATCCTTATCAACACCAGCACTAGCATCAGTCACCTTTGGTTTTGGTGTTGGTTTTGCGGTTGGTTGTGGTGTGGGAGCAACTGCTGCTTGTTCCGCAAATTGTCTAAAGGTTTTCATTTATATCGTTTTATTTTTATTTATTAAAACCCTGCCTGGAATCGCTGCCACTCAATTGCATTTTTGATTTGAAATGTACGATTGGAAACGGTCTTGATAATCTCTTCCAAAAATTTAAGTTCGGTATCATAATATCGAATCTTTAGGTCAATCTTATTCAATCGCTCATCGGCATCTAGATACCTCTGTATTGCATCTTTCTCACGAACCTTATATGGAAATGGTTCTTCCTCATAAACCTCTGGTTCTGCCTTTCCTGTGTAGAAGTTATGGCGTTCTAGTTTGACTTTATTATATTGTTCTCGTGCCTTTTCGCGCAGCAAAGTGATCGTATTATACAGCGTATAATACTTCGAATGAAGTTGTGGAATCTTCAGAGATTCATCATGTAAGTTATCGGGATCTATGACAGCATCTTTCTGCCACATCTCCTGAATTTTATCAAGATCCATTAAATTGACGAAGTTAGTTGATATACAGTATACTTGAATGTTGCCTGTGCTGTAAAGTAGTTCACATCTGTTGACGTAGCATCAAAGTCCAGAGAACTTAGCGATACTGGGAACATATCAAGGAATTTTACTTTTGCAACTTCATTAAAGTTGCTGTTTAAAATACGAAGAGTACCATCTGCAAATTGCTCATTCATTTCTCTCAAACCATCTTTGTCCGTGGTTAGAGTTTTGAACTGTTGTGCAGTTTCTGGAAATCCAAGACCATACATCCACTCATGGACGATTCTATAGTTCTCCATATTTTCATCGACCAGAAACTGAATCGTTAAATCACCAAAAGTGAGTTTTGTTTCTGGAATATCGATATCCTTCAAATAGGAAGGTTGAGTTGCAGTTGCTAAACTGATTTCTGGAATTCTAGCAGTATTGCAGAAGAAATCAACTTTTGGGTACTTGCCAAGATTAAACTTGAAACCAATACCTGAAAGGAAGTTTCTATTATTAATTTGGGTTGCCCAACTACAATTCGCCATCAGTCGTTTTATTTGTATTTAGATAAAAAAAGGGGGTCCGAAGACCCCCCGAGAAATATGTGTACTTGAATCACATGAGGTTAGAAACCTTGACTCTTCTGTAGTAACGGTTGGTGTTACGGTTGAGAGCGCCAGCGCCAACATCAGTGCCTTCAGCGAATGGGTTAGCAACAATACCGTAACGGGTCTTGAAGCCAATCTTGGGCTGGAAGGTGTCCTGACCAACGGCACGAACCATTTGGAGAGGAACATATGGGCAATAGAACAGACCTGCGTCATAAGGTGAAGAACCCTTATAACCAGCAACGTAGTACTGTGAAGCAGCAGAGTTTGCAGAATAAGGATCGATGTATACACGATACTTACCAGCAAGAACACCAGCGAAGGTGTTACCAGTGTCATCAACGTTCAGGTTAGCGTTGAGTGCAGGGGTGTAGTCGAGAACGCCTGCCATGGTCAGAGCGGAAGCAACGTCTGCAGAGCAGAGGATCATGTTGCCCTTTCCTCTACGAGTGCGCTGTGCAATTGCGTTAGCGTCACGCTCGATTTGGAAAATCAGACCCTTGAACTTCTCAACAGACCAACGACCGTTGGAGTCAACGTCGAGGTCGAAGGTTCCACCGTTAGCAACGTTTGCTTGTGCACCAGGCTCAGCAACGTTATAGATGGTACGGATAACTTCGCGGTTGATCTCAGCCAGAATCTCAGTGGAGAGGATGTTGGCGAGTTCAGCCTCAGCGTTCAATCCGTGGATTGCCTTGAGGTCTTGTGCGAGTTCTAAGGAGTACTCGGCTTTCAGTGCTCTTGACTTAGCGGTAACGGTGACCTTCTCGATTGAGAATGCCATCTCGTTGAACGCACCAGTGTCATCGCCCAGACCTTCTGCCTGGTCGGTGCGGAGACCCTGACCTACGTTGTAGGTGAGAGCGTCGCCAGTTTGAGGTGCGGTTCCATCAAGGAGACCAGGATTGCTACCACGCTGTGCAGTGGTACCCAAACCAACGTTACCGTTGGTCCATCCTTGGGTGTTGTTGAAGGATGCAGACTGACCAGAGAATGCGGTATCTGCTTCGTTGAACAGTGCTTCCGAACCACCCTGTGAGGTGTACTTCGAACGCATTGCGAAGATGAGTCCAGTAGGACCACTCATTGGTTGAACGCCAGCGAGGTCATAAGCGACCAGGTTAGGCATTGCGCGGCGAATCAGGGAGATCAGAACAGGGTCGAAACCTGCAACGTTCTGATTACCACCAGATTGGTATCCAGTTGCACCAACAGAGTTGGTTGGTGACTCGGAAAGGAACTCACGCTCTTCGCGGAGAGTTGCTTCTTGGTTCTCAAGCAGGACAGCGGTGACAGCTCTACGATGGGAATCCTTGATTGGATCCATTCCCTCATAATCGAGGACTGGTGCCCACTTCTCCTGCAGAGCCTCTGTATTGTGCATCTGCATTTGAAATTAAACCTCTTAAAAAGTTAGTTTGAACGTTTATAATTTAGAAATCACTTTTTAGCAGCTCTTGAGAGAGTCTGCAGATAGGCTTGCATCATTGGGGAAACTTCTTCCGAAATTACCTCATTGGTAGAAACCTCTTCTGAAAGATTCTCAGAGGTGCTTGGAGTTCCGACATGCTCAGGGAAGTAAGAACTTCTCAGAGTTGTCAGTTTCTCACGATAGTCTGACTCACTTTCAAACTCAACATTTTCAGCGAGAGTAGCAAGTTTCTCTTTCTGAGAGTAAGCGAGACCCTCAGTTACCTCTGCAAAAATTACGTCGGCACTTGATTCTGCTAATCTTCTGTTCAGAGCAACGTTTCTTTCGATTTGCTCGTTGAGTTTAGACTCCATTTCATCTAGTTTATCTACCATGCTCTCAAGTACATCATATTTCTCTTCAGGGATTGATACATAATGTTCTTCAAAAAGACCCTTCATTCCATCAAGGAATGATTCGGTGATTTCGCTCTTGAGACCTGCCTCAACTGCAAGTGCGTTCTCTTGGAACCACTCATCGGCAACGTACTCAAGATAAGCATCGACGCGCTCAGAGAGTTCATCTCTAATTGCGGCAACTTCTTCTACAAGTGCTTCCTGATAAGTCTCAGTCAGCGCTTCTTTGATTGACTCAACCTTGGAGGAAATTGCTGCCTCAAAGATTGTGCGTGCTTTTTCTTGGAACTCTTCGGAAAGCTCTTCGCCTTCAAAAAGTGCTTGAACATCTTCTTCGATGTCAAACCCTTCTTCTTCGACGAGTTCTTCTTCAGTTTCTTCCGCTTCGGCAACAACTTCATCAGCTGCTACTTCCTCTTCGGAAACAACCTCTTCTTCGGTTGCTTCTGCTTCGG